AATAGGGTTTTAAAATGGCTAAGAGAATATTTTATGCGTGTCAGGGTGTCTTTATAGATGGGTCTGAATTACAAAACGTACAAAGTGTTGGCGTAAATTATTCCGCTGAAGCCGAAAGCATCTCCGATCAAGGCAGGCAGCAACAATTCAGAAGTCTTTATGCAAAGCCTGAAGTCGAAATAACCATAGAAAGAAATCTAAATCATGGTTTCACTCCATTCTATGCCGCTACAACTCCTTCTACATATGTAGGTGGTTTCTTACTTGCCGATGGTAATTTGGGGATGTGTGGCTGGGACGGTAGCTCAAATTTAAAAGAATACAAAGTTGAGCTTGTGTATATGGACGATCAGGATACAAGCGCTAGAGTCGCCAATATACAATACAAATATTGTTTAATTACTAATATATCTTATTCCTTTCAGGTCGGCGGCCCAGCTACTGAGTCCATAACACTCAAAACCCACAATCTAGTCAGAGAAGGAACTGCAACAGTTCCGGTTACTGGAGGCACTGATAGTGGCACAAATATAAAAAGACAGGCTTATATTAAGCCAGAAGGCGCAGGTACTAATTCTACAGTTATTCCCACAGAATTATCTAGCATAATTACTAATGATGAGCACAGTGGTCTTATTCAGTCCATTGAAGCAAGCCTTGACATTAGTTATGAGGAGCTTTCAGATCAGGGTGCTTGGAGAGGTGCCAATCAAACAACAAACCCTTCAGAGCAGAATAAATGGAAATATGTCACCGACGTGGATATAGAGGCCTCAATAACTGCCAATTTGACAAAATCAATTCAACAAGATATTTTAATGAAAGACACAAACTTTATGGCTACATTTCCAAAGCCAGATAGAGAAATTAAGCTAGCATTCACCAATGGGGGTAGTAATTTCTTTGTGTTGGATCTTGGGAAAAGGAACTATTTGACTAGTATAAGCTGGTCTGGAGGCGATACAGGAGGCGGTAACGTAACTGGCGCTTTTACATATAAGAATGATATGAAAGAATTTGTTCCATATGTCCACAGCGCTGTGTATAATATAGCGGTGCCAACAACAGTCGTCACTAATCCAGATGGCTCAGAAACAACATTTAATGTATATTATTAATAAAGGAGAAAACCGTGTTAGACTTTATTTTTGATCGCAGGAACTTTTTAAGGGTAGGAAGTATTGGTGCTGGACTTAGTGCAGTAGGATTATCTGACTATGCTATCGCTCAGGAACCCCTGTCATACGAGGATAAAGCAGTTGTTTGGGTTTGGTTGGGTGGAGGCCCAACTCAGTTTGAGACATTCCATGCTCCTAATGATACGGTTCCGACTGAATGGCAACCTGTTAATGGAGCAATCCATGACCCTAAAACTAATATAACACTAGGTGCTGACTGGACAGGACTAGCACAGCACACATCTAAACTAAACGTGATAAATTCCTTTAGTCACAAAGATTCATCGCATAGGCAAGGAACACACTTTATGATGACTGGGCACTATAACCCAGAAAGAACCACGACATCTATAGCTAAATACCCCTCCTTTGGTTCGATTGTTTCCGCTGTCTATGGTGCAAATCATCCACAGAATGGAGTACCCACATATGTTAAACAAGGTAAAATTGAAGGTGATGAAGGTGCTTGGCTGGGTGGAGCATTTAAACCATTTGATCCGTCCAATAAAGACAATCTCACACCAAGAATTGAAATCGACAGATTCAGCAACAGAAAACAACTCTTAGGAGCCATAGGCTCAGCGGCTAAAGATATATCCGGAACAGGCGCTGAATCAGTTGGATTTTACAAGGGTCAAGCTTACGATGTTATTCTCGGCTCTGCTAAAGATGCATTCGCTACAGACAAAGAAACAGAGCAAATGAAAGCTTTGTATGGTTCAGAAAAGGCTAACGACATAGGCGAACAAATGTTACTAGCTCGTCGTCTCGTAGAACACGGAACAAAATTTGTTACCCTCCATTATGGTGGTTGGGATATGCATAGCAATATTTCAGATGCCCTAAAGAAAAGAGTAGCACCTGTCGATAAAGCCATTAGCGGATTCTTACAAGATGTATGGGACAGGGGTTTAAATGACAAAGTGTTATTAGTTGTCACTGGTGAATTTGGAAGAACCAAGATTAACGCAAATGCTGGTAGAGATCACTGGCCCGCAATTACTCCAATGGTAATGGCTGGAGGCAACTACCAATCGGGCAGAACTATTGGTGCCTCAGACAGATCTTACAATCCAATAGAGAATCCAGTTGGCCCATTAGATTTACAAGCAACACTATTTAATCATTTTGGAATAGAAAAGGGAATTCAGCGTGTTGATAATGGTGGAAGACCAAGATACTTACTGGAAGGCGAAGCAAAGGTGATATTATAATGAAAAAAGAAAATTATGCAAGCGCATTTAATGAGTATTTAAATGAGACAGGTTATACTGAAGATCTCACAGAAGAAAACTTTCATGTTCCTGCGGAAGCGGAATATGTAGACTTTGGTGAAGATACTGAAGACTGGGATATTGCAGAGGCAAAGCCCGGACTTTGGGAAAACATCAGAAAGAAAAAGGAGAGAGAAGGCAAAAACTACAAGCCTGCTCGTACTGAAAAAGAAGGTCGTCCTAGCCAAGAAGAGCTGAAGAAAGCTCAATCTGACAAGCCGGGCCCAAAAGACCCTCGCAGAACTCCCGCACCTAAAAAAGACCAGAAGAAAGGCTCGAAGAGAAACAAGCCTGATAGCGCTAAAAACCCAAGTGGTAAAATTACTTTTAGCAAGAAAACTACCGAAAGGCTATCTAAAAAAGTAAAAGAACACAACGCTAAAGGCAAGGGATCAAAAGCAACTCTTGGTATGCTCAAAGCTGTATACCGTAGAGGAGCTGGAGCTTATTCGACAAGCCACGCACCAAAAATGTCTAGGGACGGATGGGCTATGGCTAGAGTAAATGCATTTTTGACATTGCTTAGAACTGGTAAGCCTTCCAATTCTGGCTACACTCAAGACAATGACCTTCTCCCAAAAGGACATCCAAAAAAATCCAAAGCGGCGGAATATCAAGGTAGAAAAGTTACTCTAAACAAACCTTTTAGAACTCCCGATGGGCCTAAAAAGTTTGCGGTATATACTAAGAATGGATCTGGTAAGGTTGTGATTGTTAGATTTGGTGATCCTAATATGGAGATCAAAAGAGACAATCCGGACAGAAGAAGAAGTTTTAGAGCAAGACATAAATGCGATACAGCTCCGGGCCCAAAGTGGAAAGCTCGGTACTGGTCTTGCAAAATGTGGTAAAGGAAATTTTATGAATTGTAAAAGTAATCGCAGATCTTTTCTGCAAGTTGGTTTCTTGGGTGGCTTAGGTTTGAGTCTATCGGATTATTTCCGTATGGAGCAGGCTCAGGCTGACCAGAAGTTTTATGAAAGTGTTGAAGGCCCAGCTAAGTCGGTTATTTATATCTATTTGCCGGGAGGTTCGGCTCATCAAGAGACATTTGATCCTAAACCTTTTGCTCCTCTTGAGTACAGAGGGCCAATGTCTAGCATTGAAACCGTAGTTCCCGGAACTAGACTAAATGAGATGATGGTCAAAACATCCAAAGTTACAGATAAGATGACGATTATCCGGAGTATGACACATGGAGAAGCAGCTCATGAACGAGGCACACATAATATGTTTACTGGTTATAGACCTAGCCCAGCCCTTCAATACCCATCAATGGGTTCAGTGGTTGCGCATGAGTTTGGGCCTCGCCAAAACCTTCCTCCATATGTCTGCATCCCAAACCAGCCTAATGAATATGCAGGTACTGGATATTTGAGTAGCTCCTTCTCGGGCTTTAGTCTAGGTGCTGATCCGGCAAGCGGCAATTTCCAAGTTCGAGACTTGAAACTACCAAACGGAGTAAACGATGGTAGATTTGGAACAAGAAGAAAAATGCTATCTGCTGTCAATGATTACTTTGCGACTAAAGAAAAGTCAGACTCCTTAGATGCTGTAGACTCATTCTATGACCGTGCTTACAGCTTAATTAGCAGCGAAAAAGCTAGAGATGCTTTTGATATTAATAAAGAGAGCGATGCCATGCGAGACAAGTATGGTAGAAATACCGCAGGCGCTCGTATGCTCTTAGCTCGCCGGTTGGTGGAAGCCGGAACACGGTTTGTTACATTAACCTATGGCGGATGGGACATGCATAACAATATTGAAAATGGTATTCGTGGCCAAGTTCCCGCTTTGGATCAAGGACTTGCGGCGTTAATTGAGGATCTTGATGACAGGGGTATGCTAGACTCTACATTAGTTTGCTTAGCCTCTGAATTTGGACGTACACCCAAGATTAATGCTACTGCTGGACGTGATCACTGGCCAAAAGTATTCAGTGTCGTCATGGCGGGAGGAGGAATCAAAAATGGAATGGTGTATGGTAGTTCTAATGCTACCGCAAGTGAACCAGAAGATAACCCAATGACAGTAGAAGACTGGGCAGCTACAATCTATAATAGGATTGGTATTGTCTCAGACAAAGAACTAATGGCTCCCGGCGACCGACCTATAGAAATTGTAGATGGTGGCGAAGTTAGACAAGATTTAATTATATAAGGAAAATAAGATGCCTTTACCAAAAAGAAATAAAGACGAAGATGCTAAAAATTTTGTCAATCGCTGCATGTCTAGCGATGTAATGAAAGAAGAATACCCAAACCAGCAACAAAGAGTTGCTGTATGTATCAATCAATCACGAGCTGCTTCATGTTTAAAAGGCTTAGCCGCCGCTAGCGAAGAGCTTATTTACGAAAATATCAAAAAGGAGATTAAGGAATGAAAATTAAAATACCGCTTATAGCAATTATGATAGTGGCAGCAATATGTTTCATTAATAAGGAGGAGATAAAAGATATGTTTAGTAACGACCAGCCAGCAATTTGTGAGATTTGTGTAGGTGAGTGTCCATGTCCAGAAACAAGTTGCATTTGTAAGGCAGAGGTATGTAAATGCCCCAAGTGCATTAGTTAAAGATTAGAGGTGTATTATGCTTAATTTATCACGTAGAAGTTTTTTGTCTGTAGGTGGTCTTGGTCTTCTTTCTATGCCACAAGTGTTGCGTGCCCAAGAGGAAAGTGGAACGTCTCATAAGGCTGTTATCAATATATTTCTTGGCGGTGGCCCACCGCACCAAGACATGTGGGATATAAAGACTGAAGCGCCATCGGAAATCCGTGGCCCATTTAAACCGATCTCGACCAATGTGGCGGGAGTATACATCGGAGAGTGTTTTCCACAAATTGCCTCTATGTTTGATAAATTTACTGCGGTTCGTACCGTAGTTGGATCTGATGGCTCACACGACGGATACCAATGTGTTACCGGATGGAGCCGGAAAGACATGGTTTCTGGAGTCAACTATCCAGCTATTGGCGCGTGCGCTTCTAAAATTTTGGGGGCTGTTGATCCTGCCGTACCAGTTGCGGTAGGATTGGCAGAACCTACACAGCACAACCCTTGGTCAGAAGCTGGAGGTGCTGGCTATCTTGGAGATACGCATAAGCCATTTAAGCCAAATGGCGAAATGATGAAAGATCTTAAACTCAATATGCAAGTTGAGAGATTTAAGAATAGAAAAGATTTGTTAACAGGTTTTGCAGAACTAAATAAAACCATAGACAAGGCTGTTAACGTAGACACTTTTACTGAAGAGGCCTTCGGTGTTTTGACATCAAGCTCTCTGGTAAACGCTTTGGATTTGTCAAAGGAAGACCCAAAGATTAGAGAAATGTACGGAGACGGTAAACCCTTTAAATTCCAATATGATGGAGCACCGACTGTTAATGAACATGTTCTCATGGCGCGAAGGCTTGTTGAAGCTGGAGCTCGTTCTGTTACTCTTTCTTATGGGCGCTGGGATAGTCATGGCTCTAACTTCGACTTGGTTAGAGATCATGGCGCAAAGCTTGACCAGTGCGTATCAGCTCTTGTTCGAGACCTTGACCAACGTGGCATGCTTGACGACACGCTTGTTGTAGTGTGGGGAGAGTTTGGTAGAACACCCAAGATCAATCCAAAGGGCGGTCGTGACCACTGGCCTCAAGTTTCCGCTGCTTTACTTGCTGGAGGTGGATTCAATCACGGACAAACCATTGGAGAAACAAATAGACTTGGCGAAATTCCTGAATCTAGGCCAGTGCATATTCAAGAAATATGTGCTACAATGTACAGGGGATTGGGTATTGATACCATGTCTACAACACTGTTAGACAATACGGGAAGACCACAATATCTTCTAGATCATAGAGAACCACTTAAGGAGTTAATATAATGAAATATTTATCAGCATTACTCTGTCTGCTTTTCATGCCACTATCTGTAAATGCAGATCAGCCCGAGCGTAAGGTTATTAAACCTCCTCAAGTTGTTAGAAGTCAACCTAGAGAGTTTACAAGACCTCCTACGGCAAGACCTACAATTCCCGGAAAGCAACAGTGGCAGAAGCCTCAGCCTCAGCAACCAAGAGTTGAGACTAAACACAGCTTTGGTTTTTATAATTACTATAGACCCGTAAACCCACATTTTAGATATTATAGAGTTCCCTCTTACTATCCACCCGTGATTATTCAGCCTCCCGTGGTTATCCAGCCTCAACCAATGCCGATTTATCCGGGCCCATTTCATGGCTTCTTCTTTCAATTTAGATGGTAAACTCAAGGAAATAATTCAATGGCAACAACTACACTTACAGTTAGTGAAAATAACGACAACGGGCGATTTTTTAGAAATCTCGTTAGTATTGGTAGCGATCCTGCGAGCTGTCCCGGTTCATTCAATGGGATTACTCAGAATTATACAAATCTTATTGGAGCTAACTATGACGATGAAGAAATCGCCCATAACTGGGCTGCTGTATATTTTCGTTTTCAAAGTGTTGCAATAGATCAGGGCACTACAATCTCAAGTGCTTTTCTTAAATCACATATTACCTACCTGACTGGGACAGGAGATTTCTTAATCGCAGCGATAGACACAGACGATGCTCCACAACCTACTGCTGCCTTTCAGGGCAACAAAACAAGCTATACTACGGCACAAGTTACATACTCGTCTATAGCAGTAGCCGCTCCGCATACATCGCCTGACATCAAAACTGTTATACAAGAAATTGTAGATAGGGCTGGATGGTCTTCAGGAAATGATATAACTATTGTAGTTTATGTTAATTCAGTAGGCGCTAGCAGTAGTCGGCTTGCCAACTTCGGAAGACTCGCAGACTCGAAAGCTGCACAACTGGAAATTGAAACTCCGGGAGGTGGTTCGACTAGGAAGCAAAGCCTAACAATGACAGATCCATCTATGGGCGTTCAGGGCTTAGGAAATAATTTTACTCTAGAATAATAGGTGTAACATGAAGAGACGCAACTTTTTAGCTTCTGTAGCGAGCGTATTGTCGCTAGCGGAAACTGTCAAAGCGAATCAAGAAGAGCTGAAAAAAAATGGCAAATCCGCTATCCTATTGTGGATGGGCGGTGGCCCTTCAACGATGGACATCTGGGATCTTAAGCCGGGCGCTCCAACAGGAGGCGCATTTCGACCTATAGCTACTAGTGGTGATGTTCAAATCACTGAGCATATGCCTTTAATGGCTAAACAAATGCATAACGCTGCTATTATTAGAAGTATGAGTACTCGTGAAGCTGACCATATGCGTGGTCGTTATTATATGCACACTGGGTATGTACCTAACCCATCTATTGACCACCCAAGCTATGGCTCTGTCCTATCCCATCAACTCCGACGAAAAGATTTGGCGATCCCTCAATTTATCTCGGTGGGTGGAGGAAGTATGGGAGCAGGTTTTTTAGGAGCTAAGTACAATCCTTTTGTTGTAAATAGCGATGGTAGAATTAGAAATCTAGACATGAAAGTAGACCAGAGATTCTACCAAAGAGCTTACGCCTTAGACGCTATTGAAAATAACTTTATAAACCAGAGAAGAGGTTCATTAGCAAAAGAACATCAGGCGATCCTTAAAGAGACGTTCAGCGTTCTAACAAGTGCTCAGATGGACGCGCTCAAAGTGGCTAGCGAGCCTGAAAATATAAAAGAAAGATACGGAGACAATAACTTTGGCAAGGGGTGCTTGATGGCACGGCGTTTAGTCGAAGCAGGAGTACCATTTATTGAAGTTAATCTAGGTGGCTGGGATAATCACCAGAACATTTTCCCTACATTAAGAGATACGAAACTGCCCATGTTAGATCAAGGCATGAGCGCGCTGTATGAAGATTTAGAGCAGCGTGGGTTATTACAAGACACAGCGATTATTTGGATGGGTGAGTTCAGTAGGACTCCTCGTATCAACGGTAATGCTGGTCGTGACCACTGGGCGCGAAGTTGGAGTGTTGTTGTTGGCGGAGCTGGAATGAATGGCGGCATAGCCATTGGCGAAACAAACTCAGATGGTACTCGTGTTGAAACCGAACCATATACATCTCAGGATGTCATGGCTTCTGTTTGCAAAGCTCTTGGTATTTCTCTGGGAACTACGTTTACTAGCAACAGTGGTAGACCTATGAAAATCGCCAACTCTGGTAAGGTTATAACCGAACTGTTTGGTTAATACAATGAAATTTTACAAGAACGCAGTTTATGTGCTTTTTTCGCTATCCTTACTCAATTTAGCGGGCTCTTTCTATATGTTTAAGCATATAATGGATAAGGAGCCATCAATAGAGGTCAAAATTCCGCTGGAAAAAGACCTTAGAGAATTGCCCCTGCATGCGAGGCTTAGAGATTCGCAGATAATGCAAGCAATCCTTATGACTCATCACCAACTTGGGATACATAAGCCCGGCTCTCAGCCGATGTGCCCAATGTGTCAAGACTCAGAAACTAAAACCATAACAGTAGAGAATAATTAATGGCAAGACAATCTAAGAAGAAGCCCACAACTAGACAGCGCCGAAAAATACTACGACCAAAGACCAGAAATCAAGAGGACTACATGGGTCATATCCATAAGTCTGATGTCACATTTTGTTCGGGGCCGGCAGGATCAGGAAAAACAAGTGTCTCTGTTGGTATGGCGTGTGAATATCTAATCGAGAAGAGAGTAGACAAGATCATTATCACTAGGCCTGTTGTAGAGTCCGGTAGAGGTCTGGGACATCTTCCGGGAACTTTAGTTGAAAAGATAAACCCATACTTAATACCTATACTAGAAGAGATGAACCAGTATCTCACAAAGAATACTGTTGAGGCATATAGAAATAAAAACATTATCGAACTTTGTCCTTTGGAATATATGAGGGGTAGAAACTTTCATAATTGTTTCATGATTCTTGACGAAGCACAGAACGCCACGTTCGAGCAGATTAAAATGTTTATTACTAGAATTGGTAAAGATTCAAAAGCGGTTATAAACGGAGACTTAAGACAGTCCGATTTAGGCAAGCAACAAGGAGGTTTGCATACCTGTATGGAAAAATTAGTTGAGGTCTCCGGTGTAGGAGTTTGTGAGCTTGACTATAGCGATATTGTGCGAAGCGATATTGTGTCAAAAATTCTAATTAGATTAAACAAGAAAGAAGATGATGATGAGCCAGTCAAATATTTTTAGAGGAGTGTTTCTAGCTGCTATTTTACTTATAGGAGCCAGAGCTGAATATAATAGCCATCAATTAGATAAAAGACTCAACCTTCTAGAGGACGGTGTGCTATTTAACCAACAAATACAAACTGATACATCTATGAAGCTTGAAACATTTTTGCAGGCTCTTTCTAATGAGCTTCCAATAGAGGTCGAGGCTTACGCTACTGAGGCCGCAGAAAGAGTAGCTAGAGAAACAACGATAAGCACACTGCAACAATTCTCAGAAAATTTGAAGAAAATAGATGTCAAACTCGATAAGTGATTCTATAATATCATAGATTATTTATAGGAGTTATACATGCCGACATATGATTATGAGTGCAGTGAGTGTGGTTATCACAAAGAAGTTTTTCAGAAGTTCTCTGAGAAGCCTCTTGTAAGGTGCCCAAAATGCAAAAAGCACAAATTCAGAAGAGTAATCCTGAGCGCTCCTCATGTTTCCGTCAAGGGTGAACCGACTACAATTCAGCATTTAGCTGACCGCAACACTCAAAAACTTGGCAGGTATGAGCTTGAATCTAAAATGCAGGCTGACAACATGGACAAGGTTAAGAAAGACCGAGAAGTCAATCAACGAAGAAACAAAATAAACAAGATGACACCGACCCAAAAGAAAAAATATATAGAGAAAGGCGAATAATGTCTAAGGTTATACGAGCAGAACAACCACATAAAGCTAGAATTAGATTCGCTATAGACATCTTCCCTATGGGTCAAGACGGCTCATTGCACCCAACTCCCGTCAGCGCTGAAGAATTGACAAAATATGGAATTACAGACTTTGCTGAAATTTTCGTAGACGGAATCGACAAACATAATTGTATTAAAAACCTTATTTCTAAATTGGAGAGCTTAAATGGCTAGATGGGAACATGAAGACGTTAGCAATCTAGATCTGCCAGATCCAGATAGGATAACTCATACTTATTATGGATCGGATGCGTCTGAAACTGCAGAAGATTCGGCATTTGCTAAGCTTGCTAACAACAAGGGATTTAAAACATACTATATTAAATACGGGAGAGGTGATTTGTTTGATCCGCTAGGAGCAGACAAAGGAAAGCATAATCGTCCATACTTTACATTTAGGAAAGTAGACGAAAAAGTTTTTGCTTATTATATGGAATATCTCTCTACGTTGGACAGGATTTTTTTGACAAGAGCTCGCAGAGCATTAATGGAGAATAGTTAAATGACTAAGACAGGCCCACTTTCTAAAGAAGAAAAGACTTATATTGAGGACAACAAAGACAAGAGCGCAGACTCTATCGCTAAAGATTTAGATAGATCTGAGAACATTGTCAACAAACACCTTACGACAGTCAAGCCCGAGCAGGAAGGTACTGAAGAGGGAGAAGAATGGTCTCCTCCTAAAGCAGGCGAACAGTTTGCTCGTAACGAAAAGTATGGAGCTACAGTGATGACTGAAAGTGCTTCTATGACTGGCGACGAAAATAAACAGAAAACTCCTAGAGCTGTACCAGACCGAATGAAAGATTATATCTGTGAGATCAAGAGGGATGAAAAATGATATGCACCGTCAGAGATGACTACATAAGAAAACTAATTATGGAAGATATTTCCATGACTTGGAAGTGTACTCTAGACGATGGTACTGTTGTTTGGGGTGACTATGAAAGGCCCGGCCTTAACCTAAGTCCTTGGGTTAGATTAAGGGAGTACTGTGAGGAATCCGGTAGAAATATAGTTAAAATTCAGTCTATAGTCATAGGCGCACCAGAAGAGGTCGTATATGAAGACGAAAACGGTCTTGACGGTGTGTTCATTGCTAGAGGTTATTCCAAGGATATAGATATGGCTACAGGCGATGGGCCTTCTTATCAGCATATGACGTTTGGTTTGTTGAATGAAAATTTAAATCAAGTTGATATTAAGAAGTATAGCTGGCCTGAATGTGAATTTGTTGATTTCGTTCAGACTAGAAATGTTACACAAGAAAACCTTTCTTTTATGATTTGGCGAAATGGCGAAACAAAGAAGTCAAACGAGCAAATTCAAGTCACCCTCAACGGGTGAATATTGTACAGTAGCTCAATACATTGCAGAAATACTCATACAGCGTAAAGCAGAGTCCGAAAACAAAGGGTCTCTTGCGTATAAGTTTTGGAACAAAACCCAAAAAGCGGCTTACACTAGACAGGTACAGTCTGTTAGTAAGCTGATATCTGAATTTGGTGAGCGTGCAGTTTTTGATTATATAGTAAACAAAAACAAAAAGGTTTATTCTGCAATGCCAAAGTGGGTGAAAGAGGCAGTCGAAAAGCACGCATATTTTCTCAGCAAGAAAAAAGAGGTTATCAAACAACCTAAGCAGATCCGCAAGGAAAGCGTGAACTCCAAACCCAGAAAAACATATGGAAAGAAAACACTTTTTTCAAAATTAAGGAGCTCTAATGGCAAGAGTAAAGAAGAATGATCCTGCGTTTGTCAAGGATATTATTAAGAAATATGGAAATGTTATCTCTACTGGTAATGAAATTTTAGAGCGCCGAAAAGATTACAAAGTCGTAACTGTTAGCCCTGCGATTGATTTAGCTCTTAACGGAGGTATAAAAGAAGGCTCTTGGGTTATCTTGACGGGCGATCCTAAATGTGGCAAAACCACTACTGCGTTGCAAATTGCTGCAAACTGCCAAAAAGAAGGACGGCCAATTATTTATCTTGATGCCGAAGGTAGACTCAAAGAAATGAATCTGCTTGGAGTCGATGGTCTTGATAAAGAAAAGATGCAAATCATTCACTCGGAAGATGAACCACTCAGTGCGGAAGCATTTTTAGATATTGCCGTCAAGCTAGTCAGTGCAAAAGAGAATGAAGGCTGTGTCTGCATTATTGATTCTACATCATCACTCATGCCAGCGAAAGAGCTTGATGGAGATATGACTCCCGGACGAGCGGGTCTACCAAAGATTCTTTCTGTATTCTGTAAAAAGATGGGACAGATTGTTCCAAACCAGCGAGCCACTTTGATTATTATCACACACTTCATTGCTAATACTTCAGGGTATGGCGCATCAAGAATGCCGGACTGTGGACGTAAAATCCAATATCAGGCCGATACACGAATGGAAGTTAAGTCAATCAGTCCTTGGGTTCAAGGAGATCGTCAAGTTGGTCAAGCTGTTAATTGGAAAGTTGTATGTTCCTCTATGGGATCTCCGGGAACAGAGTGCCAAAGCTGGGTCAGATATGGGCACGGGATCGACAAAGTTCAAGAGTTAATTATGTTAGGTCTAGATCTAGGTCTTATCGGAAAAGCAGGTGCTTGGCTGACTTGTGAGTTTATGTTAGGTCACACAGGCATCGTAAAGGAAATAAAGCCCGAAGTGAATATAGAAGACACAGAAGCTGTGCTTAAGTCTGTTAAATTTCAAGGGCAGGAAAAGCTATACAATTTCTTTTTATCGAATGATAAAGTAGTTGATATTCTAGAAAAAGAGATAAGGTTAATGCTTTAATGTATATAGAGCAACACTGCAAAATTAACGAAGAAAACAAAGTACATAGCCCAATAGATATTGTAGATGATACAATAACTAGATGTTTTTTCGGCTTGCGCGGTGGTCATGTTTCTGGGGATAGTGATGTATTTCGTACATGTCTCACTAGAGTACTAGGCTTAAGTTTGAAAGGACTTAAGAACGCATGTAAATTAAATAATATCTGCTTTAATGATCTGCCAAGAGAAAACCTAATCGTATTTTGCGATGATTTTTCCGCTCATTTTGACATGAGAGGTTATCACAGGGCTTCCAAAAGCCGAAGAGGTACTAGACTTGAAAATCATTACTGGTTTGGCACCGACTTTGATAGATGGGCTCCTATTGATTTGGATTCACTTTTTTCTCATTTTGACAATATATTCGTAACCAACCTGAAGTCACCAATAGTTTCTTCTTCTATCGGTAAGCAGCTATATCCTATTCCTATTGGGCCATTTCCTGACACGGACTCACATTCCAATTTGGTGCCATCAGAAAATAAACGCCATTTAGTGCTCTCAAGTTTTGATATTACACATCATAATAGAGAAGATCTAAACAATGCAATTCAACATCTTGATTATGTAACACGCTTCCCGCCAACCAGTCTCCCTAGCAGGACAGATTTTTATGCGATGTTATCAGAGCACCGATTTTCTATCTGCCCAGAAGGAAACGCTTGCGATACATTCAGGACTTGGGAGTCAATACTGTGCAACTGTGTGCCGATAGTGCAGCCCAGCTTCTGCATGGATATATTTTCTAAAATTTGGCCAATGATAAAGATGGACTTATACAAATTTGACGAGAAGCTTCTTATCAAAATGTGCAAGTTCCTTATGAAGAATCCCAACTTTCAATACGCCGATACGGAACTCTTGAAACAAGAAAATATTTCAGCGCTCATCAAAAGGATAAAATATGAATGTGACAGGACTTGATGGAAAGGTTTGGGTTTGGAATCCAACGAGAAGCCAAGCATCAGTCGATGAAAAAAATAGATCTTCTTTTCATAAAAAAGCAAAAATATTGTTGAAAGAGATCTATCCGTATGATAGAATTTTGCAAGAAGTCACTCTTCCGGGCACAAAAACTGGGTCAAGGAAAACACTTCTTTATGCAGACTTATATATACCAAACAGAGACTTAATGGTAGAGGTGCATGGACAACAGCACTATGAATTTAATTCGTTTTTTCACAAGGATAAGATGGCTTTCTTTAAAGCAAAGGCTAGAGACAACGACAAAAAGGCTTGGTGTGAGTTAAACCATATAACTTTAATTGTATTGTCGCACAGCGAGTCCATAGAAGAGTGGAGGAGTAAATTTGACTAACGAACAAAAACTTACTGAATTTTTAAACAATGTAGATGATTGGATTAAAGATAGACATGCCGACTTGGTTGATGTAAATGAAGAAGTTAAGGAAATAATGAGCTTAACATCGGAGCAGGTACAGGACTTAGATCCTCAGACAGCACTTTCTCATAGCTTTGTTCTTTTTGCGCATGCAGAATATCTACAAACATTACATAATAAAGAGAGAACTGTTCTAGATTTTTCCGCTAACAGTATTTGGTTTATCATAGCCGACAAGATGGATAACTATGGTGGCCAATACGCAAAGTGGGAAGTTAGATATCACTCCGCAATTAAAGAGAACCCGCTAGCATCTGAATTGTATAGGCTTAAACTAGCTGCGGAGGCTAGATTAAACCGCCTACAATCAAAGTCCGACAACACTAGAAGAATGGCTTCTGTTTTACAAGAGATAGGCAAAAGAAGAGGATACTAATGAGTATTATAGATACCGCAAAAAAGCTATTACAAAAAGCTATTGAGTTAAACGATGATGAATTAATTAAAATGGCTAATGCTCTATTGGAAGATGAGGTTGACGCTATAGTCAAAAACGTTTCATTGCCAGAGCCTGAACCACAAGTTGAGGTTTCAGATACACGGGTTGATCCGTCCCAGTTTACTGTAGAAAAGAGGTCTTTTAAGAAGAAATCTCAGGCTGTAAATGAAGTCTCTCGTGGAGACAATCTTTTTGTTGATGATGGAACTGAGCATACTGATATAGACACTCCTGATTTTGTACCAACACAAAGAAGAGGAGCTGCCCGAAGTGTTATGCAAACATGTGAGGAGTGTGGTAAGAAGTTCAAAGTACCTAAAGTTCACACTAGAGAGTTTTTTGTATGTGACACTTGTTTAAACAATAGGATTAGATAATGATAAAAGTTAAGTTGTTAAGCGAAGAGGCTAAAGTGCCAACCAAATCACACAAGTCTGATGCTGGTTGGGATCTGTATGCTTCCGGCACATCACAACCAGTTTATCCGCATAAAAGAAGACTAATATCCACAGATATATCTTTGGCTATTCCTGAAGGTTATTGCGGCCTTATTTGGCCAAGGTCTGGCTTGTCAGTCAAAAGCGGAATTGATGTTCTTGCTGGTGTAATTGATTCCGGCTACAGGGGCGAGATAAAAGTCTGTTTATTTAACACATCAGATACGGTAGTACATATCCATCCGGGGGATAGAATCGCACAGTTAATTATACAAAAAGTTGAAGATATTGAATTTTTAGAAGCTGAAAGTCTAGATGATACTGATCGTGCAGATGGTGGCTTCGGGAGTACAGGAAGATAAATGCCTTTATTTAACAAGAAAGAATACAGCATTCTAGAAAAAGACGGCTTATTCGTTGTCTATGAAAAAATAGAAAGTGAAGATGGAAGTTACAGCAACAAAAAGCTAGCATCCTACAACACTGAAAAGGACGCCGAGAACTCTATTAAGTCAAAGAAAGAACTTAAAAAAGAGGATAGGCAAGAACGTAGAGAGGAAAGGGTTGAAGAAAGACGATCATACCGTTTAGAACGGCTGTCTGCAATAAAAGATAAATTTTATGCAGTCGCAGCTAAAAGAAAATGGTTGTTTTTTATCATTGCAGGTGCTATAGTAGCATACCTAGTAATCTCCAAGGGCGGACTTGGAGGAGGTGATATTTTAACAAAGATCAAAGGATTTTTTGGATAATGAAAAAAGCAATTACTGTAGAGTGGAAAGATTTTTTACTGGGCGTGTTTATGAGCGCAACTATTTGTATGGGCTTCTACATCTTTAGAGGGATGTAAATGAACTTTGGGATGCTTGCAATCACTACAGCTTCGCTAATGTACTTAGTTGTATGTATTTCCTGTATAAAACAAAAAGATTATCCACACGCACTGATGTGGTTTTCTTATGCTATGGCTAACATTGGATTATTATGGTACGAAATAAAGAAAACAAGCGGAAATTAGAAGATTTGGCCGCTGAAAGAGCTGTGCTTGCAGGGCTTTGCCAGTATGGAATAGATGTTCTCCTTGACATTGATTACATTGACACAGATTATTTTGTCGATGAGAAAAATCAAGTTATATTTAATTGTGTCAAGAAGGCCCTAAAGGAAACCCAAAGGGCTGAGCTAGCATCAATTCTGTCGGCAGCAAACCAGCTTGATCTGTACGCTAATATTAGTAATCAAGAAGAGATAGGATTTCTGCGATCTCTGTTTAATTTTCCGATACATCAAGAGAATGTTCGGGTTCATGCTGAAAAATTAGCAAAGCTCAAAGTGGCGAGAGATGTAAAGCAGACACTTAATATCTGCTCCTCTAGGATTGACAAGATAACGGGAGATGAGGATATAAATGATATTATATCTATCGTAGAAACGCCAGTTCTTGATGCCACCGCCAAGATATATCAAACATCTGACAATAAGCCGGAAATTATTGGTGGTGAGCTAGAAGAGTATATTGAATTCCTGAAAGACAACCAGAGCGAGATGATGGGGATTAGCACTGGCTTTCCTACTTATGATGAGGCAATCGGAGGCGGGTTGAGAAGGAAGTGTGTTGATCTTGTGGCAGCGCGTCCCAAAGTGGGTAAGTCTATGTTTGGAGATGCTGTAGCTATGCACGTATCAAAAAACTTGGATATTCCCGTATTGATGCTGGATACTGAAATGTCTAAAGAAGACCACCTCAATCGGATGCTTGCCAACATCAGTGGGGTTGAAATAAACAATATTGCTAGCGGAAATTTTGCAAGCAACAACCTAAATAGCGAGAAAATTGAGTGTGCAGCAGAAGAACTTTCCGAGATACCATACCACTACGTAAGTATCGCTGGACAGCCCTTTGAGAATATACTTAGTATTATGAGAAAGTGGATTTATCAAGAGGTGGGCTTTGATGAAAACGGCAGAACAAAAGACTGTTTGATTATTTATGACTACTTAAAACTAATGAGTTCGGACAGTATATCAAACTCCATGCAGGAGTTTCAAGTTCTTGGTTTTCAAATCACGCAGCTCCATAACTTCTGCGTTAAGTATGATGTTCCATGCCTAAGTTTTGTACAGCTAAACAGAGACGGCATAACAAAGGAATCGACTGATGTTGTATCAGGATCTGACAGGCTTATATGGTTATGTACTAGCTTTACTATTTTCAAAATGAAGTCTGACGAAGAGATGGCTGATGATGATGAAGATAATGGCAATAGGAAACTTGTCCCTATTGTTGCTAGACATGGCGCGGGACTCGATGACGGCGATTACATAAATATGAATATGTTCGGAAAGTTTGGCAAGCTTGTAGAGGGTCAAACAAGAAATCAACTAAAAACTAAATCTAGGATAAGAGACAATGGATTCGACTCAACAGGTGAACAACCAGCAGATATTGAAGCTCTCTAACCAGTTATTTGGCAAGCTAGAATCTTTGCTAAAATACTTTGAGATAGAATATATCGAATACCCAAACAGATACGCTTTTGCTTGTCCTGTGCATGGTGGAGACAACCCAGAAGGATGTAGTATCTTCACCGATGGCAATACTGCTAAAGGCAACTGGAATTGTTGGACTAATAACTGTCAAGAAGATTTTGGTAGGAACCTATTTGGTTTTGTTAGAGGTGTTCTTTCTAATGACAGGGCTAAGACTGTCAGTATCGCAGAGACTGTTAAGTTTTGTTTAGAGTTTCTTGGTCTTAGTAGTGACGACTTGCAGTTTATTAAAGATGTCGAGACTAACAATGATATTAAGCTACTAGATATTTTCGACAGAACCCCACAAAGAGTAGAATCTTCTATAGATAGAAATACGGTGACCGAAAGTATTGACATTCCAGCTAAATATTATATTAATCGAGGATATACAGAAGAGACACTTAAAAAGTTTGATATAGGAACTTGTAATAAAAAAAGCCGACCAATGTCGGGAAGAGTTGTTGTCCCAATTTATGATGAGGGATATAATTACATTGGCTGTATAGGAAGAGCACAATACGAAAACATGAAACCTAAATGGCTTCACAGTAAGGGGTTTAGGAAAAGCTCATACCTTTATGGTCTAAACTTAGCGAAGGATGAGATACTTTCTACATCAACCGCTGTTTTGGTCGAAGGCCAAGGTGACGTGTGGCGAATGCATGAAGCTGGAGTTACAAATACTGTAGGTATCTTTGGGGCCAATCTTAGTGATGACCAATTAGTACTATTAGAAAAAAGCGGAGCGCTCAACTTGGTTATACTTACCGACTATGATGATGCTGGCTGTCGAGCAGCAGAACAAATAATTGCCAAATGTGGAAGAAGATTCAATTACTACCGGCCTGAAATCACAGAAAAAGATGTTGGAGATATGACGGTAGATCAGATACAAACACAAATTATAGACCAATTACATGGAGTAATATAATGACAAAGATTATTGCATTTGCCGGCAAGAAACAATCCGGCAAAAACACCTGTTGTTCCTTTTTGCATGGGTATCAGTTGAGGTCATTTCATTTAGTCGATGAATTCGGTCTTGATGAAGAAGGCTCTCTGGTCGTTAATACTATGATGCTTGGCGCATCTGGAGAAGCCCAAAAGACAATGGGAGCACTAGATATAACCAGAACAGATAACGACTTTAGTATGTGGGCTGCGTCAAACATGTGGCCTTTTGTTAAGCATTATTCTTTTGCTTCGGCACTTAAAGAAATATGTGTTGGGTTATTTGGGCTCAGTCAAGAACAGTGTTATGGCTCTGACATAGACAAAAATAAGCTCACTTGGTTTAGATGGTCAGATATGCCCGGATATAAAGGAAAGAAAAAAGATAAGATGACAGCAAGAGAGTTTATGCAATATGTTGGCACAGACATCTTTAGGAGTATACATCCAAGCATATGGACAGATAGGACACTTTCTAGTATTGGCAGCGAATCTCCTGCCTTGGCGGTCATCTCGGATTGTCGCTTTCAAAACGAAGTGGAGGCTGTACAGAGAGCTGGCGGAAAAGTAATTAAGCTTACTAGAGGTATAGATTCGGATGGTCATTCTAGCGAAACCTCTGTAGATAAACTCAAGGGGTGTGATGCAACCATTGACAATTCTAAATTAACTGTCGAAGAGACCAATGGAGAGATTGTAGAACTCATGCATTCTTGGGGTTGGTTAGGTAGCGTGATTGAAAAACCTAAAGAAAAAGATCCAGACAATTTAGTCGGCGGAATCCAGAAAATTAAGGAATAAAATGTTAGTAACATACATACGTAGCTCTAGCTACAATAATTTTGATTATTGTCAAATGCAATACTTCATGACTTATGTTTTGGGTCATCAAACAGTATCTGGCAAGAAAGCTCAGCTTGGGACTGTTGTTCATAAGGTAATGGAAGTCTTAGCTGGCTGCAAAAAATTACATCAAGACAAGGCCGAGCTATTGCTTGAGGATGACGCTATCGGAGAGGTCGAGTTCACTAAACGTAAACTCGGAACAAAGAAATTTGTAAACGAAATCCTTAAGCGTAGCTACGACCATTACACATCCAACTGTACTCATCACTATACTAATGCTGATTATAAGTTTTGCGACAAAACAACTTGGGAAGCCCTTACTTATGATGATGGGAACTTTGATCCTCGCAATAGGAATATTGTAGCAGCTGAACCGCAGTTTGACATCGCTATCGAGGAGGACTGGGCTAAGTATGAATACGATCTACCGGATGGAACCAAGGTTGAAGGGAGACTTGCAATCAAAGGAACTATTGACCTAGTTACAGAAGTTGACGATGGGGTCATTGAGGTCATTGACTGGAAAACAGGACGCAGACTCAACTGGGCTACAGGGGAAGAAAAAACCTATGAAAAGCTCTGCAAAGATCCACAATTAATGCTTTATCATTATGCTATTTCTAAGCTTTTTCCTGAATATGAAGATGCAATTATGTCGATATACTTTATTAGAGATGGCGGTCCGTTTAGTGTCTGCTTTGAGGAAGGTGATAGACAAACATTTTTGGGCATGCTCAAAGATAGATTTGAGGAAATAAAGAAAACAACCAAACCTAGACTGCTATCTAGGAATCAATCTCACTGGAAGTGTCAGAAGCTTTGCGACTTTTGCAAGAAAGATTGGCCCGGAACTAATGATAGTATGTGCAGACATGTCAGCAATCATCTTGAACAGTTTGGGATGCTTGACACTATACAAGAGTGTACTAGGGAAGGATTTGATATTGGATATTATGAGGCTCCGGGATGATAAAAAGAACTTCAAAACAAAACGTAAAAAATTTACTAGCTGACAATACCCATTGGAATATTGTGGACATTGGTGGAGGCTCAAGAGCTTGGCCTGAAGCTAATACAATACTAGACATAAAAGACCATAGTGGTCTCTATGAAGGCAAAAGATTTGTACAATCGGATGCATGCAAGACTCCGTTCAACGATAAAGAGTTTGACTTTGTTATTGCTAGCCATATAACCGAGCATATACAGGACATTGAACTGTTTATCTCTGAGCTAACAAGAATAGGCAAGCGAGGATATATTGAAGTTCCAACGCCCCTGTTTGACAATTTAACTTTTGGCAATTTAACCGAACATAAGTGGTGGTTATATTTTGATGATGATAAAAATGAACTGCTATATACCGAGAAAAAGGTTAAAATAACGCAGGTATGGTATCCTGAACAATTAGAGAGACTTGATCCTTATTTTTTCGATATGATGCAAATGAGCTTCATTTGGGAGGATAGTATAGAATACAACAAGTTAGACCAAGAAAATAAGACAGAGCCGATCATAAAGCTTTACACCACTAAAATAGCGGCCAGAAAAGCATCGGCCAGAAATGAGAATGCCATTTTTTTTCAAAACGACGGAAGCGGGAGCTTAAGGAAATTACAGTGATTGAAGTAAAAATTACAGAAGAGATGAAGAAGCGAGCATGGACAAAATCTAGAGAGATGGGAGTTATCAAAAACTCCATCATGAAGGGCGATGGAAATATTGCTGGATTTCTGGGAGAAGAGGTTGCAAATGTTGTTATTGATGGTACAATAAACAACACATATGACTATGACTTAGTTTCTAAGGATGGTCTAAAATATGATGTAAAAACAAAGAGATGTACCTCAGCGCCTAAACCATTTTATGATTGCTCGGTAGCAAACTTTAATACCAAACAAAAATGTGATCGTTATGTGTTTGTTAGGATCGAGAATAAAAACAGAAGATGGGGCAGAGCTTGGGTTTTAGGCTGGATGGGCCACGATGAGTATTTTGACAAGGCTCGAAAGTTGACTAAAGGACAGATAGACCCCTCAAATGGGTTTGTTGTTAGAGCAGATTGCCACAATGTGGCTATCTCAGAATTGAATGAATTTTAATATTAGGACATATTGACATGAATTGGGTTCCATTAAATGTGAAGACGCATTTTAGTCTTCAGAGAGGATTCTCTAAACCTGACAAGCTAGCTAAAAAGTGCAAAGAATTTGGGTACACGGCTTGTGCCATTACAGACATTAATACTATTTCTGGAGCTGTTACATTCTATAAAGAATGCAAAAAGAATGGCATAAAACCTATAATTGGTTGCACGCTGGAGTTCGATAACGGCAAGAAGAAAACACTTCTGGCTAAAAACAAATATGGTTGGTATGCTTTAATTGACCTAGTATCGAAGAAGAACATGTATGAAGATGATGTTGTATATAAGCTTGTGCAGTCTTCGCTTGACAAAAATCTAATATGTATTGACGGATTGAAGCAATACTCCACATACTATGTTGAGTCCAACGAGGCAGAGGTACATAGAATACTATTATGCTCTGGCATGAAAACCACAATGTCTAAAGCAAAATCCAAACTGGATTCGTTCAAACACTTAAAGCCGTTCTTTTCCTCAGACGGCTTTTATTTGCCAAACATGGAAGAGGCTGTAGACAAATATACAGAGGAACAGATTGCACTTAGTGTAGAAATAGCTGAGCAATGCGAAGAATATAATATCTTAGGCGCACCAATGCTGCCTGAGTTTGACTGTCCTCAAGACCAAACTGAAGATGAATATCTAAAACAGTTATGCAGAGATGGTTGGCGAACACTACTTGCTGATACAGGCAAGGTTAATGATGAGAGCAAAAAGCAAGAATACTTGGATAGAATTAAAAATGAGATGGATGTTATATTTGACGCTAAGCTCTCTGGGTACTTCCTGATCGTGCAAGATATTGTTAACCATGTTCGTTCTCAAGGTTGGCTTCCGGGCCCCGGAAGAGGTTCTGCCGCTGGCTGTCTAATTTCATATCTGATTGGAATCACGGAAATCGACCCAATCGAGTACGATCTTATTTTCGAGAGATTTTACAATGCAGGGCGTAATACAGAGGATCACGTGTCACTTCCTGATATTGACTTAGATGTTCCTGCCGAAAATAGAGATGAAGTAATATCTTATATTAAGTCAAAATATGGCGAAGATAATGTATCGCAGATGATTACATTTAATAAGCTACAAGGTAGAGCTGCACTCAAAGAAGTCATGAGAATAAATAGCACTGTATCTTTTGGGGAAATGAATGACGTAACCAAAAACATTCCTAACGAAGCAGATGTGTCTGACTTGATTGAGCAAAGCGGAGAGAAGTCCTTGATAAAGTGGACTTTAAAATACCAGCCAGAAGTCTTAGACAGGTGGTGCAAATTGAATAGCGAGGATGATTTGGTTGGGCCGTTATCGTCAGTGTTTGAGCAGGCTATGGATATAGAGGGAACAATTAAGTCACAAGGCAAACATGCTGCTGGAGTAATAATATCGTCGAATAAACTAACGGAAGTTTGTCCGATGGTTCAAGATAAAAATAATAACCTTGTCGCTGGTTTTGAAATGGGAGACCTTGAAGAACAGGGACATGTAAAGTTTGATATATTAGGCATTGACCTACTTAGTAAAATAATGGAGATAAAAGAATGATGGATATTACAAGTGATTACAAGTCTGTTCTATTTGAAGGATGTGCTATTGAGTATAAGGATATTAGCCTTTGCAATCTAGGCTCTTATGTGCCTTCAAGACTCGGTATGTCTAGAACGTATCAAGTCCATTCAAAAAGACACAAGTTTAGTAAGTTGTATAAAAACATTGATGATGCTGTCGCTATGTTTTTGGAATTGAAGAGGAGAGATAAATGAACTATAGAGATATAATTGTTTTTGACTTTGAGACTGGATCTAGAAATCCACATAAAACACAACCGACACAAATCGCGGCGATAGCACTACATGGGCGTAAACTAACATTGCAGCCCGGAGGTGTGTTTAACAGCGAAATCCGTCCTATCTTAGATGACAAAAAGGCTATCGAGGCTGGTTTTGATCCGATTGAAGATGAGGCACTTGAGATTACAGGCAAGACACGTAAAGCGCTAGCCAAGGCACCCCTACCTAAAACGGTATGGCAGAAGTTTGAAGATTTCTGCAACAAGTTCAACTTCAGAGGGACTTCTTACACTGCTCCTATTGCTGCGGGCTACAACATTATCGGCTTTGACCTGCCAATCGTTCAGCGCATGTGCGATATGTATGGGACTACTGACTCAAGGGGTCGTCAAACGGTGTTCAATCCGATCTTTAAACTAGATCTGATGGATATGGTATTCTCTTGGACTGAGAACAACAAGGACTTCAAGAGCCTCAGTATGGACTTTCTGAGAGACTATATGGGTTTCCCTGAAGAAAGCAAGGAGAACGCTCACGACGCGCTGCAGGACGTTAAGGACACAGCCAATATACTTATTAAGTTTCTAAAGTTTCAACGAAACATTTCGGAAAAAACCAAATTTGAGAAAGCATTTGCAAATGGCGAATTCTACGTTTAATATTGATGACTATAGTGACTCTAATGTTTGGGATTTAATCTGTGAAGGCCAGACAAAAGGTGTCTTTCAGTTAGAGTCGCAGCTTGGTAGATCGTGGGCTAAGAGGGTGCGTCCTCGGAACATTGAAGAATTAGCGGCGTTAATATCTTTGATTAGGCCCGGATGTCTAAAAGCCTATACTGAAGGTAAGTCAATGACGCAGCATTATGTTGACCGTAAAGCTGGTATTGATGAAGTCAAGTATTTACACCCAAGCCTTGAACCAATCCTAAAGGAAACTTATGGGGTTTTGGTATATCAAGAGCAGTCTATGAAGATTGCGCAACAGCTTGCGGGATTTGACCTAAAAGAAGCGGACAACCTTCGTAAGGCTATCGGCAAGAAAAAAGCCGACCTAATGAACCAGATCAAAGGGTCTTTTCTTGAGGGCGCCGTTTCAGTTGGAGGTCTAGAGAAAGAGACCGCTGAAGAAATATTTAGCTGGATCGAGAAGTCAAATAGATATGCGTTCAATAAATCTCATGCAGTATCATATGCGGTTAATGCTTACAGGAGCGCATATTGCAAACAGTACAAAAGGTTAAAGTTTTTTGAGGTATATCTGAATCATTCTGAAAGAAAGCCGGATAGCCAGCTAGAAATTAAAGAACTTGTCTCTGATTCAAAGATGTATGATATAGAAAATCTTCCACCTAGATTAGGTCACTTTTACGAAGACTTCACCGCCAAAGACAATGTAATATACTTTGGAATTACCAGTGTTAAAGGTGTGGGTAGTGCAGAGGCAAGCAAGATGCTATCGCTTATACCTGAGCTTGAAGAGAGATTAGACAAATCATTTTCAGATTTTACGTGGGCTGATACATTATTTAATTTTGGACTAAAGATAAATAAGACTTGCATGGAATCCTTGATAAATGTGGGCGCTTTCAACGGTTCTAAAAACAGAAAACATAGAAATGCAATGCTTTATGAATACAAAAGCTACAGAGATCTTTCTTCCAGAGAAAGAGAGTGGTTATCTGAAAACTACTTGACTGAGGGTTCTTTGGTTCAGAATATTGACAATATGATAAACAACCTAAAAATAAACTCAAACAGGCTGATAAAAGTATTTGATGTTCGCAATGTTATTGAATCACCTCCGTTTGATCTTTCTGACCATCCGGATTGGATAGCAGATACTGAGAAGAAATACATGGGAACATCCTTGACGTTTTCAAAAACTGACTCTATCCAAAGCTCGATAGTTGATTCTACATGCAAAGAAGTTCTATCTGGCAAAATAGGGAAGGTTACGCTTGCCCTGCATATAAACTCTCTCAGGGAATACACTACCAAGAATGGAAAAAATCCCGGTCAAATCATGGCTTTCTTATCTGTAGAAGACAGCACAGCTACTCTAGACTCTGCTATAGTATTCCCAGACGCATACGAAGAGTTCAAGACTATACTATATGAAGGCAATACTGTAATAGCGTTTGGACAAGTTTCTAAGAAAAAAGATACCAGTTTAATCATTAACAAAGTGTCTCAAGCATAAAACTTTGCTATAATCTTTTATACATATTTGAATAGGAGACACAATGAATAACTGTAACTTTGTAGGTAGACTAGCATCTGATGTAGAATTAAAAGATGTAGGATCTACTAAACTGGCAATATTTTCAATAGCTGTGGAAGAGCATAGAAAAGACAAAGAAGGAAACAAGAAGAAAAGAGTTGACTTTTTTGAGTTCGAGGCTTGGGATACGGGAGCTATAACAATACAGAAAATGTGCAAAAAGGGTGATATGATAGCGGTTCAATGCTGTGCCAGACAACAAAAATGGACAGACTCTGAGGGTAAGTCAAAACAAAAAGTAAATTTTAGAATGCAAAGCTTTAAGGTGTTTCATGGAAAAGAACCCAGTGATGAAAAATGATGACCTGAGTCTAGAGGCTAATTTAGAGATAATTATTTATCTAGTTACTCAATTTAGCGACTCTACAGATTCATATGAATTTGAGGACTTACTACAGGTGGCATATTTAGGCGCATTAAAAGCTATAAGGAGTTACGATGAAGAGATAGGGCCTCTAAAGCCCTACGTATTTTCTTGCGTAAGAAATCACCTACTCAGATTTCTGAAGAGCGAGAGGAGATGGTCTGAGTCGGTAGAATTAATTTCAAATATTTCTCCTAAATACAATGACGACCATACTTTCATGGAATTCAAAAACGTGATAGATAATACAAAAAAGCTATTACCTTTAGAAAAAAACCTGCTCCATATGAAAGTTCTAGGCCTTTCGAGAAAAGAGATTTGTGACAATCTTAATCTTACAAGGAATGAATATTATAACTTTATGTACTCAGGACTAGGTAAAATCTAAAGCATGAGAAGAAAAAAAATACTAATATGTACAGAAGCTCACTGGCTTCCTACTGGCTACTCTGTGTATACCAAAGAGGTTTTAAGTAGACTTAGCAGAAACCCTAATTTTGAAATAGTTGAGTTAGCCTGCTATGTCACACAACAAGAGGCTGATGGCCAAAACGTACCTTGGAAAATTATAGCTAATCAACCACTAAAAAATGGCCCGGAGTGGGAACTATATAAATCAAGTCCTTCTAGTGAATTCGGGGAATTCAGGCTTAACGAAACTTTGATTGATTTTATGCCAGATTTTGTTATGGATATAAGAGACTGGTGGATGTTGGAGTTCGTTGGTCGCACCCTTTTCCGAGATTTCTTTCAATGGGCAATAATGCCGGCTGTTGACGCTCGTCCTCAAAACAAACAATGGGTAGACACGTACTCATCCGCAGATGCAGTATTTGCATATTCTGAGTTTGGTAGGGATGTATTGCTAGGGCAGTCGGATGGAATGAATTTTATAGATGTAGCATCACCTTGCGCAAGTCCTGTTTTTCATCCACCGGAGAGCAAAAGCGAACACAAGAAGCTCGGAGGTATAGATCCAGATTCTTTCGTTATAGGCACGGTAATGAGAAACCAAAGGAGAAAGCTCTACCCAGACTTATTTGAAGTATTCGCAAACTTCTTAGATGCAACCAAAGCAAACAACGCCTACTTATATTGCCACACCGCTTATCCAGATTTAGGCTGGGAAATACCGCAACTTCTTCATGAATACGGTATCGGAGACAGGGTATTATTTACATACAGATGTAAAAAATGTGGCACAATTACCCCAAAGCTATTCAGCGACGTAATATCTCACTGCTCTCACTGCGGAAGCTACGAATCTCAGATGATTGGAATAAATAACAAAGCAACTGAAGAGGATCTAGCGGAGGTCTATAGGTTATTCGATGTATATATTCAGTATGCTAATAGCGAAGGTTTTGGGATGCCTCAACTAGAGGCAACCAGTACTGGATTACCCTTGATAACGGTTGATTATTCAGCGATGGAGTCGGTGGGAAATAAGATTGGTGCATTCAAAGTTCCTGTCATGAAACTACACACCGAGTGTGAAACTGGATGCTTACGAGCTATACCAGACAATGATGCAGCAATGTTGTATCTCATGAAACTTTATTCGCTTGGGAATGAGGCTGTGGTTGATTCCGGCGAAAGAATGAGACAGGCAACGTTAGAAAACTATAGTTGGGATACGACGGCACAGAAGTGGGGTGACTATTTTGATAGAACTCCCGTGCTTGATCTGAAGAAAACATGGCTTTCGCCATCAAGAGTGTTCATGCCCGCTAAAGAAATACCAGCGAATCTAAAGTCGGTCAAAGACCAAGTTGACTTTTTATTTACTGATGTTCTTGGTCGTCCAGAGTGGATAGGTAATTATTTTTGGAAGAGAACCGTCAGAGATCTGACTTATAAAAGCACAATGGCCAGCACTGCTGTTGACTTTCATTTTAGTGAATCTCATACTGGCTCTCATGATGTAAGGGCTTGGAGTCGCTTTACTTTACAGGATGCCCACGAAAGCTTTCTAAAGGCGGCAGAAGTAAACAATCAGTGGGAACGCTATCGTCTAAAAAAAGTTGAAGCTATAATGTCTGGAGGAGTCAGCAGATAATGAAGGTATTATATATAGGAAATTATAACGACCAGACAGGCTGGGGAGATGCGGCATTGAATAATATTCTTGCTCTGGACTCCGCAGGTGTAGATGTTGTTCCTCGATCCATAACATTTAATAATTCACACTCTGCTACTGATCCAAGAATTAAACAGCTCGAACTTAATAGCACAAAAGGTTGCGATATATGCATACAGCACACATTGCCTTCTCTTTACTCTTATCATCAAGGCCTTAAAAATATAGGTGTATTTTATACTGAAACTTTGACTTTTACTGAAAGCATGTGGCACAAGCATATAAACCTACTGGATGAGGCATGGGTTGCCAATAATCAAATGGTAGAAGCATGTCAGAAAAGCTTGATTGATATCCCAGTAAATATTGCTCCCCTCTCCTTAGATATGGCTGAATATGGATATGTCGAAGACTGCGCATCTATGGACAATATCGACTCAACTTTTAACTTCTGTTTTGTTGGTGAAATGATACATCGCAAAAACATCGAGGGATTACTCAGGGCTTTTCATACAGAGTTTCATCCCTCTGAGCCGGTCAACCTCTTTATAAAAGTAACAAAATCTGGATATAATTCTCAGGATGCCTTGACTTATTTCGAGGGAATGTCAGAGCATGTTAGAAGAAGTCTAAAAATTAGAAACGAGTACAAAGATGAAGTCGTTGTGTCTGGACATCTAGACAAGAGGCATTTAAAATCATTAATGTCAAAGTGTGACTGTTTTGTCATGCCTAGTTTTGGGGAGGCTTGGTGCATACCGGCGTTAGAAGCCATGGCCTTATCTATGCCTGTCATATATACTAAAGGTACTGGCATGGACGACTTTTGTTATGGCTGGGCGATTGATTCTAAACCAGCTCCATGTTATGGCGCTACAGACTCTCTTGGTGGACTATATACATCAAATACTAAATGGGTTGAGCCGGACATTGAATCGCTAGCTTCATGCATGAGAGTTGCATTTGAAACCCATAAAAACTCTCCACAGAAATATGCTGAAATGCAGCAGAATGCAAAGAGTTGTGCTGTAAAATACGACCGTCTATCCATAGGTAGAAAACTAAAGGAGTTGCTACAAAATGGCTAACGCTACCCAACAAGCTATAAGATCTATAATTAGAAGATCTCAGCTTACACCTCAGAAAAAGCTGAACATCCTAACCTTTTGCACACACGAAAGATATGAGCAAAATCTGTGCAAGACAGGCCATAATTTCTATTCTATTATTCAAGGAAAGACTTGGAACAAAGATTTTGGCATCATACCTAATAATTATCACGAAATAGATGTATTGCCTTGGCATATTCCGTTTGATTTGATCTTATGTCATACTAGCTGTGACAGGCTTACTACAGCAAAAAAGATTCAAGCCATGTACAATATACCTATAATTAGGCATACTCATGTACTACCGGACGTAAGATATAACACAGAGAATCAAATATATTCATTCAATGGTATTGACGTAGAACACAATAGCTTTATATCTAATTACAATAGATCTGCTTGGTCTTGCGTGGGGGAAAACACTTCTTTTATAGAGCATGGAATTGATTGTAACTTCTGGGCTGACAGCTCCAATGATAAGGAAGAGCGAGATAATGTCTGTATCTCCGTAGTTAATCAATGGCCAAATAGAGATTGGTGTTGTGGTTGGGAATTGTGGAAGCAAACAGTAGGATTTTCAGAAGGAACCATGCAATCTTCCTTGCCTGTAAGAGTTCTTGGCGATAGTCCCGGACTATCCGAACCTGCTCCAAGCATAGAGGCGCTGAGAGACTCATACAGAGCCTCATCTATCTTTTTGAATACTTCACTTCATTCGCCTGTCCCTACCGTTCTGATGGAGGCTATGGCGTCTGGTTGCGCGATAGTGAGCACTAATAATTGCATGATCCCTGAAATCATAACGCACGGTGAGAACGGTTTGCTTGCGGATACCGCAGATGAGCTACGCGCATCTTGCGAGTATCTGCTTAACAATCCAGACGAAGCGAGAAAGCTGGGACAAAATGCACAAGACACAATACAAGAAAAGTACAATCTAGAAAGATTCGTATATAATTGGAATGAACTATTTTTTGGAACAATAGATAATTATAGGAAATAGCAATGAGAATTATACTCTCTAATACAGAGCCGACTTTAAAAAATTACACTTGGGTTAAAGACATTTCTTCTTTGGATGAAATCGTAGACGATGCAGAAGCTACTGAGATCCTAGTTGATAACTTTTTATCCTCTTTTAACTTTTCATTCGCTGGAGAAGCGCTAAAAAAAATACTATCTAAGTTGAGAACTAGAGGGACTATCACAATTTATGTCAAGGATATTTCTTTGATCTGTCACAATGTATCGTCCCTTGCTTTAGATATATCAGATATAAATTCGCTGTTCTTTGAAGATAGCCAAGCTATAGCTTCTGTTCTGAATTTATCAAATGTAAGTGATATTTTAACGCAGTGCGGACTAACAGTAAAAGAAAAGCACTTAAATGTGGAAACATGTCAGGGTATTATTGTAGCTGAGAGGTAAAACATGGAAGATTCAGAACAACAGAACAACAACCAAATTGAGATGCGTTGCAAAGGGTGTGTATTCATGACAAATATACAGCAGGGATCATCAACCAAACAGGTTGGGTGCCGGCTGGGTAGATCGGATGTATTATGCCCAGACTCCACAGGAGATACAGATGAAGATGGAAACTTCAGCTTTGTTTTCGATAGATTTTGTAACTGCTATAGGCCAGAAGCTTGGGCTGATCTAATAGGCGAGAATGCTATACAAGAAGAAGAAGTTCTCAAAGAAGTCGTGCCTCGTATTGGATTGTTTTTGATATTTGATAAATCATTCAAGAAGGAGGGCATACCTAAATTTTTGGAAACCATCCGAGACGTTAAGTCACAGACGCTATCAAAGTTTAGATACGTTGTCGTTATAAATTCCGATGTCGCCTATAATGAAGAAATACAGAGTGTCTTAGCTGATAGCTTTGATTTTAAGGAAACTGAGTATCACCTAATTCAGGTGTTATCGGAGGACGTTGAATTACATCATCTAGATGACGCCATTTCTTTTGCTAAAAATGGTTGGGTTTTAGTCACAACTATAGGTCAAGAGATACCTCATGACTTTATTGAAAAAATGAACAACAGAATAAATAGAGACCTTCTTCGCACGGCAATTATCAAGCCGTATGATGGCTTAAATGGACTTGTGTTTCAAAGCAGCTTGTATAAGTATCTTGACGGCAATAGAAAAGTCATCAATTCAAAAACAGGAGAAGAAATGCCTTTTAGTTTTGTTGATCGTGTTGAAGGAATGGAACAAAGTGATCCAAATATCATATGTAGCTGGGAGGATTTCATAAATGGAACTTCCTAATGTTGCTGTTGTAATTTCAAACTACAACTATGGAGATTATGTATTAGATGCTATAGATAGTGCGCTCAAGCAGGACTATGAAGGCGAAGTGCGTGTATATGTGATAGATGACGGTTCTTCCGACGGGTCTTATGAAAAGTTATTAACTTACGCAGGTGAAGACGTATCGTCCGTAACAGATAGACATCAGGTAACAAGACCATACTATAGTGGAGAGATGGAATTGTTTCAATGCAGCGACTTAAATCTGTGGTGCTATCGTATCGAAAATTCCGGAGCTAGTACAGCCCGAAACGTAGCGATATGGGAGGCTTGGCAGTGGGCCGATGTGTTTGCTATTCTCGATGCAGATGATACATATCGCAGTGACAAAGTGCGAAAGCAAGTTAAAAAGCTTACGCAACATGAAGAGGTTGGAGTTACCTACTCAGATTATATAATTCACAAGACCTACAACGATAACGATTATTCTAAGTATGAATACAAGTATCCTTATTGTAGAAAAGAACTTGACAACCAATGTATAGTTCATAGTGCAGGACTTATCAAAAAAGAGTATCTAGAAATGATAGTTTTGCCAAATAAAGAGTTCTATGATAGTAGGCTACATGGGCCGGGAAGCAAAGCTTTTATAGGATGTACTGAAGACTATGATTTGTGGTTGAGGCTTTCCAAACATTGTATTATAACACATATCCCAGAACCTCTTTCTTTTGTTCGTGAAACCGGACAGAACCAGTCTATGAAAATGACCTCAGATATATTTCAAGAAAATGCTAAAATTTTGAGGGAAAATGTCTAGATTTATTCATAAAATAAAGGGTGTTCCGAAGTCATCTCCGGTAGCTATACTCTCGGCAGGTGTGGGCTCTAGAATCAAGTCACATGAACCTAGAGCTCTACTAAAGGTGGGAGAAACCTCGCTTTTGGAACACCAAATATCGCTAATCAATCAAACATTTTCTAATCCTGAAATTATTGTAGGTGTAGGCTATGAACCTTGGAAGATAATGAAGAGGATAGGGCAATCAGTAAAGTTTGTTGAGAACCAGCTATATCAAACATCTGGGAGTTTTGAGACACTTAGACTTATAGTGAATAATACTAAAGATGATAATATTATTTTTTTTCACGGAGACCTTTATTTTAGGCAAGAGTTTTTTCGCAACTTAGATTATTCTAGGTCGTTTATCGTCTGTGACAATCAAGGAAACATGTCAGACAAAGAGGTTGGTGTCACCGAAAGCAGAGAAAGGGCTACTATTTTTTCTTACGGACTTGATAACAAATGGTGCCAGATTGCATTTCTCAAAGGTAAAGAAATGTCCATGTTACGCCAAATATGTCAAAAACCAAACCAAGAAATGAAATCTTTATTGACATTTGAGATTCTTAATGCTATAATTAACAAAGGTGGCGTCTTCAACATACACTACGCCCCACAAAACTCGATATTAGAAATTGACTCCATGAAGGATTTGAATAATGAAAATTTTAATTTCTAGCGACGGCATGCACGCACACTACTTTCAAAGAGCGGCATGGCTAAAAGGATTTACTGAGGGCGGCATACAAACTCTTTTATGGGATTGCAAGAATACTCCAGCGTTTGATGTATTTGATACATTTGAGCCGGACGTTTTTTTAGGGCAGTCTTATAACTTAGATAGCGCTTTACTTAAATGTATATATGAAAGACCTCATCTTAAGGTGGGTCTCAGGGCAGGAGACTGGGGAGACTTTGAACATGACCCTAGATTCAATGTTCTGCATATATCAGAGAATGAAAAAAGAATACTGGAAAAATTAAAGAAAGAGACAGGTAAGCCAGATTTTGTACATATACACTATGCGCAAGACGCTGTAGACCAGACACACTCTTCATATAAGAATATCGGAATAGATGCTAGGTCTATTATAATGTGCGCAGATGTACATGAGTATTCTGGAGCTTCATATGACGACTCTCTAGCCTGCGATATAGGGTTTGTTGGTGGATACTGGCCACATAAAGGTATTATAATTGATAAGTATCTTACTCCGATGTGTCACCCAGTAGGCAAATATAATATCAAGATTTTTGGCAACCAGCCTTGGCATGTGAATCAGTATTGCGGCTTTATAAAAGATAACAAAGTAAAAGATCTTTTTAAGTCAGCTAAGGTATGTCCTAACTTAAGTGAACCTCATGCACACGAGTATGGTTTTGACATTAATGAAAGATGTTTCAAAATATTATGTGCTGGCGGCTTCTGCGTTGCTGATAATGTAACAGCAATAAGAAAAATCTTCGATGGTAACGGGGTCGTATTCGCAGAGTCACCAGAGGATTTTGTCAATAAGATAGAGTATTATATAGACAATACAGAAGAGAGAAGTTCTCTTGCTTCTTTGGGTCAAGATTTTGTGCTCTCAAATCACACAAATTTTCATAGGACTTCCGAGATATTGAACCTCTTTGGTTTGCAAGTAGACGCCACTAGGATCTTAAATAAATGGGATAGCATTAGGAATACAGCCAATGTATAAAGACAAAAAGATTTTAATAACTGGAGGTACTGGATTTCTAGGCAAGGCTGTCGTGGAAAGACTGCAGTCACAGGGCTACACAAATCTAGTCCCTAGAGGAAGATCTATTGATCTCACATGTTGTGAAGAAACACTTGATTTTTTCAAAAGCGAAAAACCAGAAGTGGTAATCCATCTCGCAGCAACTGTCGGAGGTATTGGCGCCAACAAAGATAATCCCGGTCTATTTATGTACAACAATTTGGTAATGGGAGCCAATACAATTGAAGCGTCTAGACTTAACAAAGTCGAGAAGTTTGTTATGGTTGGAACTGTTTGCGCTTACCCTAAGTTTACTCCCGTGCCCTTTAAAGAGGAAGACCTTTGGAATGGATACCCAGAAGAGACAAACGCGCCATATGGAATTGCAAAAAAATCACTTATGCAGCTTGTGCAATCGTATCATGAGCAGTACGATTTTAACGGGGTTAACCTCATTCCTGTTAACATGTATGGGCCTCACGATAATTTTGACCCTGCTATAAGCCATGTAATTCCAGCACTGATATTAAAGTTTTATAAAGCCATTAAGTTTGATTTGGAATCAGTAGAAGTCTGGGGTACTGGTGAGGCGAGCAGGGAGTTCCTGCATGTACATGATTGTGCGCACGCTATTTCTTTGGCTCTTGAAAAGGATATATCTCCAGAACCGATCAATATTGGAACTGGCGGCGAAATACAGATTAAATATTTAGCGCACACAATCGCAGAAGTCATGGGCTACCAAGGAGCTATATATTTTAATTCCAATTATCCAGACGGTCAACCGAGAAGACAATTAGACATTACTCGCGCCAGACAAAGACTAGGCTACGAACCACAGATAGATCTGCTAGAAGGTCTTGAGTCTACAGTAGACTGGTTCATGAAAAACAAGGAGGATTTTGATGTTTACCTTAACCGTATTCAGTAAGGATAGAGCGCTACAGCTTGACCTTACACTAAATAGCGTCAAAGAAAATCTGCCCTTCTTCGACAATATAGTTGTTTTGTATAATATTTCATCACCCTTATTTCATAAAGGTTATGAGATACTGATGAAGCAACATCCTGATGTAAAGTTCATCCGTCAAAAGGGTAGCATATTTAGGAATGTGTCGTCTATAATTGATGACTGTGGCACCGAATACTTTTGTATGTGTACAGACGATATGATAGCCTACACCTCTTATAGAAGTAGCGTAAATATACATAAGGCATTTCAAACACCTCTACCCCATGAAGCTGGACACACTATAAATATAGCTGTTTTTTCTTTGAGGAATGGGCGAAACATAACAAAAAGAAATTCAGCAGCAGTGAGAAGCACAATGCCTGATCACATGCCTCTTTTCCTAAGTGATGGTGATACTGACTGCATTTACTGGAGTTGGACAAGTATTCCATATGGAGGTTATTGGGGATATCCGTTATCTACTGACGGGCATATATATAAGACTAAAACAATAGGTAATGTATTTGAGGAACTTGTAGTCTTAGACAAATACTACTCAATGAAGGGAATTCCAAGAGCAAAGAGTGCTTGGCCCCAAACGCCAAACGTAATAGAAAGTAAGATGCAAAGATCCATTTATGATCTTGAAACAGTCTGTGCATGTCCTCCTCGCAGCTGCTTTGTAAATAGTCCTAATAATAGAGTTCAAGATGTGGCTACGAACTCTCATGGAGACAGGTACTCTTATAGTCAGCAGGATTTGAATGACAAATTTTTAGATGGAGCTAGGATAGATTTAAGTAAACTTCATTTTGGTTTTATTGAGTGTCCACATACAGAGATAGACATATTAGAGGGTTTAGTATGAGTTTTTTTGAAATGTGCCAAGTGGAAAGCTCTCCATTTGATATAGAATTTGCAAGGCAAGATCCTGACTGGAACATGGTGAGGGATGCTTATGATAATAATCTTTCAAGAGATGACCAAGACTGCGAGATCCCTAAGATAATCCATTTTATATGGGTGGGCAGCAAGCTTCCAGAAAAGTATGCTGAAATCATCGAGGGTTGGAAACATTACAACCCAGACTTTGAAATTTGGCTCTGGGACGATGAGAAGGTTGAGACTTTTTTGCCACAGATGTATAATAAAGATTTATACTTGCGCGCACCAAGCTTCGGTAACAAATCTGACATCTTAAGATATGAAATACTTAAGCGATACGGAGGTGTGTATGTAGATACTGATTTTGTATGTTTAGCTAGTTTTGCTCATGCTCATCGTAAGTATTGTTTCTATGCTGGTATATTATACGAAAAGCCAGTTCAGCTAGGCAATGGGATCATAGCTTCTATCCCTAACCATCCCATTATAGATATATGCATACGTCAAATGAGATTAGATAATCCTTGGGGAATACAGTGTCCGCAAACCCTCGTGCTTTATCAGACTGGTCCTTGGGCTTTAACTAAGAGTGTTTTGCACTATATAAAACATATGGGCGACGAAGGCATAATGATATATCCAACGACAAGCTTTCACGCTTTCCCCGCTGTCCTTAGACATGAGGCTACCGATGAGTTAATTAAATCTTACTACAGACCTTGGAGTTTAGCCTGTCACTTATGGCACTCAAGTTGGCAGCCATCATCAGAACATTACAATGGATAAAATAATATGTCAGAAATAATAAACTTGGCTAAAGACAAGCCTGATACTTATGTATATCAGCAAGCTGCTGAAATACTGTGCGATACTCTAGAGGAAGATTACTCTTTTGTAATACAGTTATGGGATCATGAGAAACCTAAAGAAACAAAGTATCCCAAAGTTTTGATATCAACCTCTGATGAAAAACATAATGTTCCTGTTGAGGCTCAGGACGAGTCTTATGTGCATATATTTAAACAATACGCACCTATGTACGATATGAAAAATGCCACTTCAGTCAGAAGAGAATGGGATTACAGAGTTAGTCCTCTTCCTCTCTGCTCTTTAGAGGGTTTCTCTCCGCAGCCAATAAATATACACGAACGGACTTATGACTGGTCTTGGATGGGGCAGTTTGATCCGTATGCAAGAGTAGCTTTTAGAAATTCTGTGAATGACCTAAAAACCAATCCTATCACTGGACAGGCAAGAGAACATACATGTAAAATTCTTTGGTATGAGGGCTGGAATAACGGAGGTCCGATAGAAGAATACGCTAATGTTATGAGCAATACCAAAATAGCTCTAGTGCCTAATGGGTCGGCTAGCCTTGAGAGTTTTAGGTTCTTTGAGGCTGCAATGGCGGGTTGCGTAATAGTTAGTCAGCAAATGCCGGTTGTCCCGATGTACAATGTGGCTCCAACAATTACTGTAGATAATAATTGGACTAACCTTCCAGATGTTATAGATATGATTTTAGATAACAGGGAGGAGATGGAGTATTACTCACACGCAAGTAAAGTATGGTACGAATACTTCTGCTCTCCAGAAGGTCTAGCCGGCTACATGAAGAAAAGGCTGGTTTGACTATATGGATTTTGTTGACGGAGAAAGATTCCAGTCAATCTGTGACTTTGAACTTGGTCAAGAAATGCCTAAAAAATCGCAGTTGGTAATGTATGCGCCCTCGGAAAATTATCTAGAGGCGCTAGTGTTCATTAAACAAAACACTGATACACAATTCAAGCTTGTAACACATAATGGCGATATCGAAATTTATTTAGATGACAGGGTTCTGCCTGATAACCTTATACACTGGTATGCACAAAACCTGTGTACCAAATCGAATAAGATGTCTTCGCTTCCTATAGCGATGGAGAATACCCACTGGCATCCAACAAAGCGCCCAGCAATGCTCTCTATAGAAAAGCAATCCGAAAGGTTTCTTAAGCCGTTCACTCAATTTAATCCCCGCACACATCCATCTAGGTTGGATCTAGTAAGATTGATACAGCAAGGAGAAATTGATGTTGATTTTGCTCCTTCAATTAATGGGACGGGGTTTGATCAATATGTATACAATCTATCTAAATACGCATTTTGTATTTGCCCGAGGGGTAACGGCATTGATACTCATAGGATATGGGAAGCCTTACATATGGGCTGTGTGCCAATAGTAAAGAGGCATGTTACGCACGAATGTTTGTTAGATTTGCCGGTCTTGTTCGTAGATGACTGGAGAGAAATAACTCATGAAAAGCTTGTGCAATTTATTGAACAAATACCTAACAATATATATAACATGCAGAAACTTTCTTTTTCCTACTGGGAGAATCTGATAAAAAATGACATCTAAGTTGAGAATTAAATTTGATAACTTTTGGGGTGGGTTTCCCCTGTATGACAATATAATAACAGTAGCTCTAAGTCTAAAACACGATGTAGAGATTGTTCAGCATGACCCAGATATTTTAGTGCATCAAGGCCAAACTTCCCACAAGCATGATGGCGCAATTACAATAGCTTGGTTTATAGAGTCTATGAATAGAATAGGGGAACCTGACTATAGTAAATGTGACTATTCTTTTAACAGTTGTAATCTTGATGATGAGAGAAACTATAGGATTCCCTTTTGGTCTACACAAATAAACTGGAATGGGGCTCCTGCGCATGACCTTAATCGAGGACCAACATACTATATATCAATAGACGAGTTATCTAATAGGCAGATAGCTAATAGAGACAGGTTGTGTTGCTCAGTAGCGTCTGGAACGCTTGGTAGGAGAGCAGAGTTTTATCCTTACATATCCTCAAGAATGGATGTAGCACATGGAGGAGACTTCCTAAGAAATACAACAGAGATGATTGAAAAGCCGGGAAACAGTGACTACTTAGAGAAGATAGAGTTTATTTCTAAATTTAAATCGAACCTATGTTTTGAGAACGATGACAGACAAGGATACGTATGTGAGAAGATACTACATGCTTTTTATGCTGGTTGTCTGCCCATATACTGGGGACCAGCAAATGTAGGTGAAGACTTCAATAAGAAAGCGTTTATTGATGTTAGTGATTTTGAGTCTAGCGAAGAGGCTGTTAATTATATACACGATGTGCTTTTAAACGATACAAAATTATTAGAATATCTAGAGCAACCAGTATTTGAAAACAATAAAATACCACATCACGCAACACCTAAAGCGCTGTCAGAGTTTTTTGAAAAGATAGGATTATAATGAGAGAATTACACAGGGTGAAGCCGGGAGATGTTTGTGCTGAGATTGGTGTGTGGAAGGGTGACCTTTCACAACGCATACTGAATCAGCACCCCTCAAAGTTACACCTTATAGATCCTTGGGCTCACCAAGATTTTCCAGTGGACA